TGACACTGCCACTAGTGGTCACATTCCAAGTATTACAAGCATTGCCTTGGTAGGCTGAACGCAATCGGACGTTCTGAGAATCAACCTACATCCCGTTTGCATTAGTATTTATTAATACTTACTAATTGATATATTGTGCATATCGTTCTTTATCGGCATTATGCCATGCGATATACATTCTCTTTACTGTTACTACTTGCTTAGTCCAATATTTAACTCGTTTTCCACGAATGTTAAATAAAGTTTTTGCTATATCTATATCAGATAATAAATCTACACAAAGGAAAATGGCTTCACGTTGGTATCTACTGCGTTCTTCCCATCTTTCATGTCCTGTTTTACCTTGAACATAGATTGCATTTGCTCTTTTTCCTAGCCTGTATATATCTTTTGCCTTCTTAATCATGTCACCCGTCATTGTCTGATAATACTCAGGTGGGAAATTATTTGTGTTTGAGCAAATCTTTACAGTATATAAAGACAAACTTCTAGCTTCCCACAAACAATCCAACATTTTATTTGTCGGTGTGTCAGGTACATTTCTTTCATTTACATTAGTTGCCATTCAATAATTCCTTTCCTTGTATGGGGCAGTACGTTGTCTGCCCCGATTTTAGATTTATGCGATGCAAACAAGCGGGGCGAACGTATTCGCATCGGAAGCGCTGAAGTAGTTGCTGACACTGCCACTAGTGGTCACATTCCAAGTATTACAAGCATTGCCTTGGTAGGCTGAACGCAATCGGACGTACTGAGGTGATGTTTTATTTGCAACGGAATACTCAACCATATTTGGATAATCTGTCCGCCATTCGCAAGGTGTTGTACGTCCGCTTCTTCTTTTCCAATAGGTGTGAACATCACCTTCACCACTAGTTTGTTGTTTAATGAACATCTGATATAGTGAAGGTAACGTAACATAATCATATGTAATATCCTCTGCACCTTCATCATTTAAAGTGTTAGCGTAAGTAACCACTTTTACTTTTTTTAAACAATTTAGCATTTCCTCAGGCATACCACAAAGGAATCCGTCTTTAGAAGCTAATTGGTCAGGACAAATATCCCATTGATCCTGAGGTGTCCACCACTGTCCTTTTGGCTTACTTGAGTTTAGCCATTGTCGTAACGCAGATGTTTTCCATCTGTTCCATCCATATGCCATTTCTTGTACTGAGTTTAAGTTTCCACTTCTACTATCATATGGGATTGTTCCTAGATTTGTTCCACCACTACCAACAGTAACATTGACTGTTTCGTTTAATGTAATCCCGTCTTTTCCATATGAATAAACCTTCCAACTTGAAGGTGCTGTATCTGGTGCTCTGTAACATCCAGCTAATCTACCACCTCTTTCTATAGGCTTGGTTAATGTGAATTGGTAATTAATTCCTGGATTAACATTAGTTCCCCATGCTTTAGCAAAATCGAAATTGTAAGTGCCAGCACTAAGTCCATCAGGACACGCTAGAAACGCTCTCTGATGCGAAAATTGAATACCAAAAGGCAAAGTATAGTGCGACTGTAACCACATTCCAGGAACAACTTCTCCGTCCTCTAAAGTCATATCTTCAAAATGATTGACTTGCCAAGGCAACGTATACTTCTTGTTCGAGTCTGCGGTGTCTATCCAATCTTCTAACAATTGTGTGCCAATAGCAAACGCACTTTCACCGACTCCGTTTGCAATTAATGTTCTTACCTTCTGCCAATCCATTTGTTGATATGAAATTCCATTTTGAGCAATGATATTCAATGCTTTTACAATTTTTTCTCCTGTTTCATCTGTTAAAATTCTGTGTTTTGCCATTATTCTTGTACCTCCTGAACAATATATCCTTCTTCGTCTACAGATAATCCCAACGCTTCAAATTCTTTTCTAAGCCTACTTACACCTAAAGAATCATCTAACTGTTGAACAGTACCTTTTTTAGTTCCTTGTCCATCTTCAACGATCAATAAATCTTCCTTGTTAATGCCTGTTGTTTCAGGCAATTCTTGTATTCTAACTCCCATTATATGTACCTCCTATTTAATTTTCATAGCTTTTATAGTGTTGAATATTACCTTTTTTGTTGTAGTAAACTGCTTTTATTTTCTTTATAACTCCATTGTCGTTGTAGAAAACCTTGGCAGTCCTTAATCGCTCTTTTCCAATTGTATCAACAATCAAGTTAACTCCATTCTTAGCCAAGATGTCTACTCCGTCTTTAGTTAGAATTTCTGTTTGATACAAATTTGTATTGTACGCAAGTTTAAATTGGTCAACCAATGTTTTAAAATCGCATGTAGCACTATCTGATTTAGAACCGAAGTTATCAACTACACGGACGTATAATGTATAACTTGTTTCAGGGCTTAAATTGTCTAAATGAATTTGCGTATCAGTTCCCACATTAATCCAATTTGAATTGTCTAGTGAATATTCATAGTGATCTATTGTTGCTCCTTCATTTACAGAGAATCCATACCAAGCAAACATACCGCCATACGGTGTTAACCGTGTACATTCAATACCACCTACGTTTGGTTTTTCAGGGTTCAATGTTGTAAATGATGTACTAGTTGCTAACGAAGGTTGACCATAGTTATCGACCATTCTTACATAGAATTTATAGTTTGTATTAGGTTTCAAATCACTAAGAGTTAAGCTTGTTGCTTTACCTTGGTCTGTCCATTTTTTTTCATCATTAGATGTTTGATAAGAATAATCAGTGGCCATGTCTCCTAATGAGAATCCGCTCCAACTAACTGTTGCAGAATTGGACGTTACCGAGCTTAAAGAAACACTTCCTTTTGAAGGCACATTAGGATATTTAGTGGTTGCAGTAAAATCGACTGTTTCACTCCAAACTCCATTGTATTTTCTTTTGAAGCGATAATATCCAGTGTATTTTGTGTTCGGCTTTAATCCTGTCCATGTATCTACAAAAGGCGTATCTGCTTTTATTACTTTATTCCAATCCGTCCATGTTTTCCCATCACGACTCCGTTGGTTTTCCTCAGAATAAAACGGAACAGAAATTGTACAATACATTGTTTTGTATGTACTTCCAACATTGCTTATTGTTGCCTTGTCTGCGGTTCTATCAATATTAGGAAGCGAGATGTCTACTATATTTGTGCTTGTAGGGCTACCTATAGCTCCTGTATATGTTCCATTAAACCAATAATGCACTTTGCTTGATGCATTACCATTAGAATCATGGTCAACAGTAAATGAACCATTTTGTAGAACATATTCCTTGTTCGTACCAGCACCACCATCTGTTAATGTAGCATGGCTACTGTAAACCGGCGCTCCTGTAACACCAGCTGACCAATCTTGTTCAACACGATAACCTGAATAGTTTGGGTTTTTATTTTCAACTAAAATCCTAGTTCTTGTATGGACTGTAGACCTATTATTTATAGCATCTTGTTCGCTCCATGCGTATACTTGGAAATACATATTACATTTGCCACTGTATGACCAAATTTGATGATTTCCAAGTAATGCCCATCCTCCACCTACATAAGTCATAGATTAGTCTCCTATCTGAAAGTAGAAATATCCGTTAGGACAATTTGTTGTAGTAGGGTCGGCAGTTCCAACTTTGTAACGAATTGCTTCGATATTTACTGCATGGTTTTCATCATGTGGTATCGTTACGTCATTAACCTTGATTGTTTTGATAGGCACTAATTGATCTACAACTTCTTGTTTAATATATCCAGCATCATTTTGAAGTTCAGATACATTTTTAGGAATTTCAGTTTTCTTTGCATAAACACTAGCTAAATCTAGATTGACAATATAATCAACAGGACTAATTGTATTTCCATCTAATTTAATAGTTGTGATAGGCACTTGAATAGCAATGTTTTTTTCGTTGTCTTTGGCAATGTTTGTCCCGTTTACAGAAATTGTCTTTACGAATTGATTTAGAATTTCCATTAAATCCAATTGATTAGAAATATCGCCAATCATATTTCCCCATTTGATTTTCAGATTCGCATGGTCATTGATTACTTGAATTTCTTTTCCGTTGTAAATATAGAACAATCCTTTTGAATCAACATACGCATGGTCTCTACTTGGATTAGTGATATCATTAACAGAATCAACGATTTCTAGCCAAAATTCGCAATCACCATCTTTTAAAGGAAATACCACTGCCATATCTTTGTTACATACTACAGGTTGCATATTATTTTCCTCCAGCTTTCATAATGTCTGCGAAACAAGATGCACAAGAAGTAATTTCTACACCTAAGAACTTAGTGCAAGCTTCAATGAACTTCTTGTTAATCTCCAAAGCAATATTCAATAATTCAGGGTCTCTATCCGAAGCTTGATACGCTTCAAATGCAGTGTACATAGCCATACTTAAATGTTTAACTAAACACCACTGTTCTCTATCCCCTTTGCCGCCAAAAGAATTGTATAGATAAAGCATTTGAGAACGTCTGATATTGGCATAATCATCAATTTCATCCTTTAGTGCTTCAATCTTTTCTAAATTATCAGGAATTTCTTCTTCACTAATCAATCCATTTTCAACCTCAGAAATACGTTTTTCTAATAAGGTTTTAACGTGTAGTTCTGCACTTGCAATTTGTGTAAAACTACGGATAATATCTTCTCCAATTCCCGAAGTGCTATATTTGTTTTCCATCTACACGACCTCCTTTTTGTATGCTTTGATAGACAATCTAGCAGACTGTTGTTTTTGTTTTCTTTTAAAGTCAATTTGTTGACTGTTCAATTTCAATAGCGATATGGCAGACTGCCAATCTCTAGGATTTTGTTTTACATGATTTGATAGGTTTTCAATCCTTTGTTCATATCTATTCATAGATACCTCTTATCTGTTTACATGACTATATTTAAGATAATTTACTAACGTACAATCAAAATTACCATTTCCCGTTACTTTGATTGTTTTATATCCTGGGTCTAATATTCTATTTCTCTCATCCTCTGAAAGATACCCACAAGCTTTAAGAACATCAAAATTAGAGTATTGCCCAGGCCATAGTCCATTGCCTGTAATCCACGCTCCGTTGAATTGCTGCTTGAAATATGGTGTCATGTCTATTCCTTCAATCTCAACATTAAAGTTTGTAGCAGTAGAATTATCTATTACTAGTTTAAACTCAAAACGCTCATAATAAATCAAATCCTGAGAAATTGACATTCCTATTACCGCTGGTTTAGAACTTGAACATCCCCATCTAGGGAACTCATACCCATAAAAATCAACTGTGTGGTTTCTACGTTGAATGGAATTGTATCTTCCTTTTTCTTTCAAATCATAGACACTATCAGCTAATATATTTATCGCCTTACTAATATCCATAACTACTCACTCTTTCCGTCTCTATCTGTTCTTAGGAATTTCTCTAGTGTCAATGTATCTATTTCAATTCCTGTTTTATCTATTTCTCTTTGTAGACTTGTGATATAGAACCAATCGTCTTGTTTTAGAATACGTTTCATGTATCTATTACAACTTCCCAATTGCAATAAATTGAGATCATAAATAAATCTGATTCTATCACCTACGTTTACTTCTTTAGGCAATGCTTCACAAGAAGTGTTGATAGAAAACTTTCTTCTTGCGTTAATTAGTTTTCTACAGGCACAATCATATACGACCTTGGCCGCATAAATTCTATCGTTATCAGTAATGATAGTTGTTCCGTTTGTAGACTCAGGGTCAATGCTCTGTTGTACATAAACACTCTTTACTCTGAAAATACCAATGATATTTGATGTACTGATTGTTGTCGTATTGCAATATGGATAAGGTTGGTTTTGACCAAAGAAATTAGCTCTACCATTACCAGCATCAGAAACGTACATTGCAACGTGTGATGTAGGTGTGTCACCACCTCTACCGAATATGCACCAATCACCAAATTGAGGTGTACTAACATAATCAAAGTATTGAGAATAGCCTAATTCATCTCTGTTATGCCAAATGTAATCTGCATATCCATCACCGCCTATAGCTCTCGTAGGGTCGGGATAATTTAATGTCTGTAATGCTTTCTTCCAAACATCTACACATTGATATGGTTGCTCAGGCGGTACACCATCCATGTCGATAGATTGGCCATTCCATGTGTTGATAAAATTCTGAGCGTTCCAAGGACGAGATTGTGTTTTATCCGTATCGGTTGTGGTTCCGTTATCGTCTTGTTCCCACTCAGGAATCAAGCCATAAATACGTTGAGCAAATTCAATACGTTTTTGATACTGTAAATCAATAGATGTATCGCCACGCTCATAATCTGCCATAAAAGCCATTACCATGTAATTCATATCGGCTTCCATGTGTGACCATTGTTGAAATGTGATGTTATAAGAAGAAGTAGGAATCCAAGGGCCATTTGTAGCGTTTGTTGACCATTCTTCAACCAACTTAGCTACTTCCCCTTTTCCGTACATTGTATAGCTTGTGTACCCATGAGAACCAAGCCAATTGGTAATTCGTGTGTATGGTGTCCACTGAACTAGTCCAAATCCTTTTTGAGAATCAGGAACATCACCCATTTGATACAAGTTAGGGTTTAATGTTGATTCCACATGACATGAGCCACATAAAGCAGCAATAGCAGATTTACTCCAAATGTCTTTTAAAGAGTGCCATAAAGCTTTAGCATTGTTTATTTCCTCTGTATCAGTCAAAAATCTTTGTTCTTTAGGAATGACCCATTTGTAATCCTTAGAATCTTTTGTCATATCCTCTAGACTAAATGGCGATAAATCATCAAAAGCAAATGTTCCTTCAATGAATACACCACTTTCATATCCAACCGACTCTGTATCAATAATGGAATACTCCAATTGATTGTTAGGAGCTAATTTAGGAAAGTCTACATATTCATAATCACGCTCGTTATTTATGTTTGATCTCAAAATAACTACAGGGAATTTAGGATTCTGTAAACTTTTGTCGTTATATACTTCTCTCAATGACAAAGAGGACATACCACTATCGGATTTATTAGCATAGACTGTAGCTAAGTTAATAACATCTGAGAAATCAGTTTCCATTGTTGGCTCACCAATGATTCTATAGTTTCTGCCTAATGTTGGTTTATTAGAAAGCATAACAGGCTGTTTTTTTCCAAAATATCCAATTTCCACTTGCTTATCATTTGTAAATGGAACTCTCCAATAAACAGATGGTGTCAATTCGCAAGTTTTAGTAAGTGCATCTAATTTAGATTGTCTAGAATAAACGTAGTCAATCTTTTCATTATCAATTTCAGTTTCAAAATTCATCTTCCACTGAGTCGAATAATACATATCTTCACTTTCGTATACGTTCTTTATAAGAGCGTTTTTAACCGCATAATTCGTTGGGACTTGTCTATATGTCCATTCGTTAATTACGTGCGTTAGAGATATGTTTAAACCACTTACAGAGGGTTTGTAGTCGGTAATCATTCCGTAGAAAACTCCACAATCCATAATTACTCGCATTTCTTTTCTTCCTGAGATTAAATCGTAGTATTCGTTAGGAATTGTGATTTGCATTTCAGGTACTGTCATCAACTCATTTGAAAAACTGATTGTGCTTAAAGCCTCTCTGAATCTTTTCTTAACTTTTCCAAATTCTAATATTTCAAAGTAAGGAATCATATTTACTCCTAACTACCAATTTTGCCTTGTCCTACCCATTTACCATTTTTTCTAATTCTACTTGACCCTTGGTTTTCTTTATTTGCTTTATCGGCACTGTACTTGCCAATAGTAACCCAAGAGCCTTTAACTCTCTTTTTAAACCATCCTGTAGCTCTATCCAAAGAATAGAACACTTTACCTTTTCTTACTGCCCATGGTCTGAAACCAGGGATAACCTGTTGAATAGAATATATATTCTCATAAGGGAATGTAGCATTTTCACCTCTTAATTCAACTTTAACGTGTGTTGTATCTGTTGGAAGTTGTAGTTTACCACTCCATTGACTATTTTGTGCTACTGTTTCCCAACCTGATGAATAAGCCAATGGCCATGTATCTGCATGAGAGAATATTACTTGATTATAAATCTCTCTCCATGAGGCTTTGTTGTTGTTAGAAACACTAATGATCAAAATATAGTTGTATCTTCCGCCATACTGTACATACTTTCCATTACCTGTATATGTACCAGCATCCGTTACACCATATCCAACTAAATCTAATGTGAACGTAGCACCATAGTTTCCATCATCTGAAAAGTTGATACCTTTTCCATAGCCTTTAGCATGGGCAGCAGCAAGTGGGAATCCAAAGTCTGCGGTATCACCTGGATTTCCACCTAATACTACGTTTGCGTATGGTCCTGTGTTATCGTAAGCTCCATGAAAGTTTTGCCATGCCATTAAACACCACCAGCCAAATCATTCTCAGAACTTCCGTTATTAGTACGGATGTATGAATTTCCATCAGGAGTACCACCAAAGATATTGATATTACCTGTAGCAATGCTTCTTCCGTCATTGAATTTTCCTTCAAATACAGTATCTCCTGTTTGTTTCCATGCTCCACTGTTTTTAAGATTTGTAAGAATCTTTTCAACCGCACTGTACATATCTCCAATGCTGCCTTCAAATTTTCCGACCTTATTTTGTAAATCTCTGATAGCATTCCAAATCTTTTGGATTTCTGCCCATAGCTTTTCGATTTCTTCCCATTGTCCACAATCAGAACAAATCATTACATCCATGATACTGATTAAATTTTTTTCCAAATCTTTGATAGCTTCTTTTGCATCACAAACATCATATGTATCAATCTTTTCTAACAACCCACCTAATAAGCAATCGTTCATATCGTGCATATCTGTACAGTTGTTATGGCCCTTATTTTCAAACCCTTGATTTGCTTTAAGATTTGCACAAATAGCATCTGTTACACCTTTTTGAATGAAATTACTGCTTGTAGCTTTCAAAGAATCGCAAGCAGAACAAACATCTTTATTCATTTATGTGTACCTCCTAATCTCTACAGATAACGAAGTTTACCTTGTTATCATTTACAAAACGAGTGTGTAGAGATATTTCATCATCTTCTATCCAATCAACATAAATAGAAAGGAACTGCAACCAATTCGTTGTTTCTCCAGCTTTTACTGTTCCACTCATGCTTAATTCCACTGTTTTGTTAATATCTTCTTCAAATGAAGCGTTTGTTGTTTTTTGATATACCAACGATCCACTCTTATTAGGAACACGAATCGAAACAGTAGGAGCCGAACCAGCTTGAACTCCTGTCATTTTATAAGAGTAGTGTTTCAATGTAACACTGTTGAATTTGTATGTAGCACTCTTATCTTTGTTAGGCTTCATACAGAAATCTACTTTTCCTGTAATAACTCCGTCAGCTACTTTCTCGTAATCACTAGTGTGAATCCAATCTGAATATCTGAATGTGAAATTACCTTGTCTGTCAATTTCAACACTCAATCCAGGCGTAGACTGTTGAATAGTATATTGCGTTTCGATTGCCAAATTTTGAAGTTGAAGATTATACAACTGGTCTTGCAATCCACACATCCAACAAATCATAGCTGCTTTCATGTTGTAATCATTGTTGGCATATTGACTCATGAATAATTTCCAATCACACAAATCAAATCCATCTATGATGTCATACAAGCCTTTTGTAAGACAATCATTGGCATTTTCCATGTCTATACACGTATTATTACCATTATCAGGATTTAAGCCTGTATCGTTTCCTAAAGACGTACAGATTGAATCTGTAACACCATTTTGGATAAACTCTGCACTGCTATCTTTTAACTTTCCACAAGCAGTGCAATAACTTTTTACATTTGCCACTGCAAGCCTCCTTAATTTGTAAGTTCATCAACATCTATATATACACAAGCCATCTTACAACATGAGCCTGTGACTACTAATCTATTCATTCCATGATGTACTGTGAACCCAAATTCATCTTCGATCACTAGATTATCTAAATCTACTTCCTCTGATGCACAACATCCATCCGCAGTAAAGTATAAGTTCCAACTTGAATCAAGTGTTAAAATTCCATCATATTCACCTAAAATCATCATTTTGTTTCCGTTGATTTCAATTTCAGGGTTTTGAAATTTACCATCTAGAATCAATTTTACTTTGTCGGTATCTAACACTGTTCCACTGTAGAATCTTCCAGCAATTGACTCAACACAATAATCTTTTTTACAGATTTTGTTTTTAATCAAATCATCACCGAAAATCTGTTCACCTTTAATGCAATCGTAGACAATCTTGTACGAATTACCACAATTCATAAAATCTTCCAACGCTTTAGTTCCCATCACGCATAAAGATGTTTCCTCTGTAATATCTCCACAATCGCATAAACACGAATTGCAAGTTTCCATATCAGGGGGGCAAGTAACACAACACGATAAGCACTCTTGAGCATCTCTGAAATCCTCACAATCAAGGATATTACATACAGAGTAAGGAACTAAGAATGTTTTCTTTGTATCTGCAATATGCCATACACCTTCCCAAAGTTTAAAATCAATATCCATTGATAAATAGCCTTGGTATTTTTTGTAATCTTCACTAAATCCTGTGACATAGGCCCATGCCCAAATCAATTTGTTATCTTGAATTGCCCATAACCTACCAGGTTTAAGCAAATTCAAATTGAAATAGTCACGTAGGAATCTTCTATCTTCATCATGAAAATGTTCATAATTAAAATTCAATGTTAAGGACAAGTCACCTTCCGTAAGAAACTGTTGATTCTTTTGGAAAGCAACATAACTACCATGTCCGTAACTATATTCTTGCGTTGCAGTCTTTGTATCTTGCTTTAGAGAGGCAGAGGAAATCTCCTCCGCACTGTCTATTACAAGATCATTGAACTGAACGTATGTTTTTAATGGGTTTAAGTTATAACAAGTCATTATGCCAAACCTCTCAAGCATCTACCTACTTTGATAGCCTGCCTTCTTTCGTTTCCTTCGTTGAAAGCAATACTGTTATTCGTAACACGATTATCGTTATTGTTGATAGTCACATTCTTATTCACAACACTTCCAACTCGAGAACCATATCTAGTAGACAATTCTTTGAACGCACCTTTTAAGTCCATGTTATTTACTTTATCCATGAAGCTTTGACCTGCATTCTTAACTGCACTACGTTTCATTACATACTCGCCAGGAGTAAGCATAGCTGGTACTGTATCTGTTCCACTAGGCTTCATGACAATTGGTTGTCCGCCTCGTTTTAAGTAAACTGGGCCACCTTTAGCAAACTTAAAGTTTTTTCCTTGTGACTCATTGCCCATGTTTACTGTAGGGGTCGTTGTACCACCTGTATTAATGTTTCCTGACTGATTGTTGAACGCATTTTTAAATGCACTTCCTAAGTATTGTCCTAAATCTGTGAATCGTGTTGAATATCCATACATCATAGTAATCTGATTAGAGATTGAACTAGACATATTAGAGATACCTTCACTGAATCCACTTACAACATCTTTTCCAAACTTCTTACCTACGGATTTGAAGCTTTTCTTCTTCAATGAAGCTTTAGCATTATCAATCTTAGTTCCAAATGAACCTTCAATATCAATACTTTTGAAACCTTCAATAATTCCATTTGCCATATCTGTACCAGAGGTATTAAATTCAGACTTCATGTTTGATAAAGTTGTGGCCATATTGTGGAAGGAAGTAACGATTGAGTTTACTTCTGTAACAACATCTGTAGTGGCTTCTCCAACTTTCAATCCTTTAACATTGTTTAGGAATGTCTGAATACCTGTTGTGACTTCTCCAACCTTAACGAAGTCTAGATTTAATCCAACAATAGAATTTAAGCTTTCACACGTTTTTTTCAACTTAGAAACAGTCTTATTAACTGTGTCCATATTCTCTAGATTTTCAGTTAATCCTTTGTTTGTTGCCATTTCATTCACTGCATTTCCAATACTTTTGATATTGGCTCTCAGTGTTTCAAAGTCGAAATTAGTTGAATAAACATTCAAAGTTCCAAACTTGAGGATTATATCACCTAAAGTTGTAATCGCCTTTAGTGCGTTATTAAATAGCTTAGAATCAGGCATTTGTCTCAAGTTGTAAGACAACATATTCTTGTCTTTTCCTGTTCCAACACCAGCTACAGAGATATATCCAATCGCTTGAGAAATACTAGTGATTGTCTTTTTAATATCCTCTGCATTTGGTAAAGGATTGTTTGTAATCGTTGCTTGCAAGTTTCCAAATTCAGGAACAATCTGTTCCAAAATCTTCAATGTATCTAGGAACTCTTGAGCGTTTGTAGAGTTTAAATTAGATTTAATACTCTTTGTAACATCAGGGAATACAATCTTCTTCATTTCACTAACGACACTAGCTACATTCTTTAAAATGCTTGTACAATTCTCAACATTAATTGAACTTCCGTTGATACTAGACATTTTAGAAAGGCTAGAAGCCATTGTTGTATAGTTCTTAACGATACTGTTTGCATCCGCAATGTTTGTTGCACTTGATGTGCTAACTGTAGGAAACTCAAAATCATTAATATTCTTGATTACATCTTGAATATCTTTGAATTGATCGTCGAAAGAACTGCTATCAATACTCATTCCTTGCACTTTTGAAATTGATTCTCCAATAGTAACAAGTTTCTTTAGAATCCTAGTAATATTCCAAGTCTCCATGTTTTTCCATAAAGACTCAGAACTTTTGATAACTTGACTCCACCAAGAAGAATATGTTCCTCCACCTTCAAACATATCTATGACATCCATAATTCCTTGGATTTTCTTTTTCAATCCTTTTGTGTTTGAAGGAACATTTTTATCGACTTCTTGCATAGCTTTAGCACAAGCAATCAACGTACCAGCTAGTCCTGTTGTCGTTATCATTCCTAATACTTGGGCCAATGTAGTGATTCCACCCGTTAGGACACCAGCACCACCTTGAATACCTGTAATAAGTGTCATAGAGCCAATGCACTCAAATAAGCCTAATAACTTATCATTGAATGTGTCGAATCCATCAGGCATAGTTTTATCTAGCTCTTGCATAGCTTTTGCAAATAACCATAAAGCTCCGCCTTGACCAATCATCATTGCCAATCCTGTTAAGGCATTGTTCATCTCTAATGCTTTTGAAACTCCTGCATTAATCGTATTAGCTCCCATCATCAATCCCATTACAGAGAATAGATTTGTTAATCGCATAGGCAATGTAGTAATGTCATCAGGAACATTCTTTTCAATTTCCTTTATAGCTTTACAGTAAAGGATAATTGTTCCTGCCCCACCAGCTATGATAGCTAATGAAGATAATTTATTTTTAAATCCTTCTGCATCAAAAGTTTTTGGAGTTCCTGTCGCAGCAGTAATCTCATCTGAACTTTTGAATACATCTTTAATAGAACTGAATTTACTTCCTAGTTTTCCTAGGAAAGGAATATTGAAACTCTTTCCTTTGAATTTTGAATAAACGTTTACTAAATCTCCTAAAAGGCTAATTCCACCACTTCCGAGTTTCATTAACTTACCAGCATACTTCAATCCAATTCCAATTTGGATGTAGTCTGATACGAAACGTCCTAATCCTTTAGAAAAGCTTCCGTCTCCCATTTCAGTGATTTTATCTTTTGCAAAATCATAGAAATCGCCAAGAATAGGCTTGAAGAAATCAATTACACCTTGGAAATCTCCTAATCCTTCTTTAAAACCACCAACAAAATCTTTGAAACTAAACGTTTTTAAAACGCTCAATAATTCAGAGAACTTCGTTTTAATGAAGTCTATGCCTTCGCCAATTTCTTTTTTATGGCTTCTAATGAAGTTTGCTCCTATATCTCCTAAGCCTTCAACTTTTTGAGAAAGTTTGTAGATATTTCCATAGATTGTAGCTCCCGTCAATTCTGTTGAAACCTCATCTAATGCACCTAACCACTTTTCTTCGGCTTTACTAAATCTCTTAGGGATTAAGTCAAAAGCATTACCAATTGTGGCTACAGATGATTTAACCATAGTTGCCAACGAATTTAGGCCACCACCGCCTTTTTCATCCAACTCAATTAAGGCATCCTCAAATTGTTGTAATGAAATAGTTGGATTTGAACCTGTAAATGCTTCTCTAAACTCTGCAAATGACATATTAAATTTCTTTGCAATAGCAGTTAAGGCTGGTGTCATACCTGCATCTTCCATTGATCTCAATGTACGAGCATCCATTTTAGAACCCATGATTTGAGAATACTGAGTAACCGCATTGTTTACTCCCTCAGAATCTCCACCAAATGTCAAAATGGAATCATTAATTGCCGAGAATAGCTTTTGAGACCTATCTAAATCATGATTGATTGAAGTAAATCTCGTAACATGGCTTAGAGCGTCATCTAAAGTGGTTGGTAGCCCCAAAATGCTTTCGTCTAGGTTATCAATCATCTTTTGGATTTTAGCCGTAGAATCGCCTACATCGCCTACTACAGTGGACAATGTTCTTTTCGCAACTTTGATTGTATCGTATCTATTAACACCATTTGAAAATGCATCACCAATTGCGTTTTGTGCACTCGAAACCAATCTATACAAACTAGAATATCCAACACTTTGTACTAAGAATCGTCCAATATCTCCTATTGGATTGTTTTGGAAATTCTTAGCAATATTCAACATACTAGAGCCTAGATTTGACATCTTATTACCAACATCAAATGTAATCTTACTAGCAGTTTTTAAAGCTTTAGCAGCGTTTTGAAGATTGTTTAGTTTATTCAAGCTATCTTGATAGCCAATAACTTGTGACTCAATATCCGCTTTTGTGTTTCTTACATCATTCTCTTTTTCAATGGTTTCGTCTAGCTTTTTATTTGTATCTTCTAACTTAGAAGAATCTGCTTCTAATTTTATTTTTTCTTTGTCTAAATCTGCGATTGAATCATCAATCTCATCAACCAATTTTTGAGCATCATTTAATTCACTGATGTTCGCTTCAATCTTTATCTTTTCTTTGTTAAGATTGTTAATTTTCTTTTGAACTTCATCAATTTCAATACCAACCTCTCGCATATCGTATTTGAGAGCTTCACGTGCACTGTATAGGTCTTTAAGCTTGTCACTTTTATCGTTTTCACCTAGTGTCATGTCGTTAATGACATCATGAATTTCATTGGCATTTGCTTTTAAATCAATATCAATAGAAAGTTTTTTATTACTCAAGGCTAATAGCTCTTTTTTAAGTTCACTAATATCATCTTTAACATCCAATAATTGATTCTTGAAATTAGCTAGATTATCTAAATCAACTTTTAAAGAAAGTTTTTGTCTTTCCAAAGCTTCCTTTTCTTTTTTGATTTCTTCTAATCTTGCCTTAATTCTTTCTAATTCATTAGTGCTAGCATCAAATTTGAGCTTTGCCTTTTCAATATCTTTTAACTCTTTTTCAAGTTGTTTTATCTTTGCTTCGGCATCCTTAATGTCAAGGACTAACCTAGCACCGACTTCACGTACTGACATCTTCGGACTCCTTCGCTAAATCTGTTTTCTGCATGAAATGAACCGCATATCTGTCAATCTGAGGTATTTTCTTTTTAGAATTTTTATTTGCCTCGTTAATTTCATTCCATGTTTTATCGCTTTGTAGATTTGCGTAGTACCCAAAGGCTACAACTAATTCAGAAACGCCCCAATGGTCTAATATCTCATTGGGGCGTATTTTTAGAATTTTACCGACATAATGAGCCATGGTTGAATAAAGATTTAGTTCTGCAACATAAGACTTTGCTTTTTTTACTGAATCCTTTTTATCATCCCCCTTATCAATTATTTGATAAAAACTGTTTCTACCTCATTGAATAATTCAGGATATTTGATAATTAGGCTAATCATGCAAGTTAAAACTGAATATTGCATCATGTGATCTTCATAAAATTCATCTAATCCTAAGAAAATTGCAACAACTTTATAAAGTCCATCAACTAAATTTGTAGAGGATTGAGCGTATAAATGGAAAATCTGTTCATTCGCTTCATTCATATACGCTTCATAAATCTGAACCATAGTCTTGTTCACTTCTTCATCATCTGCATCTGTTGTAACGATTCCATCTTTTCCTTCAATGAATTTGTGACCGTAGTATTCCTCAATTTCTTGGAATTTTTCTTTATATGGGTCTAGGATTTGTTCTGCATCCAATAACAATGGTTTTACTTCGATTAAAGCTTCTACCATCTTCATATCTTGTCTAGGAGATAATGTTAGATTTTCAAACTTCTTATCGAACATAACGTATTGCCCTACTCTTTTAGCATTCTCAGGAACATCAATTTTATGTTCTTCGATTTCTTTTTCAGTGAATCTAAAATTCACTTCAATATCAATTGTTTTAACATCTGTCTTATTTGCATCACCAACAACTGCAATTTCACCACCATTGCCATAGACTGCGTGAGGAGTATCATCCTCACGAGCTACTTTTAACTTTTCAATCATGGCATTTAACTGTGTTGGTTCTAAAATCTTTTGTTCTTCCATCTCATTTGCCTCTCAATTTCTATAAATTAGCGTTAGCTTTGTTTACTACATAAACTTCATACCAGTTTCCACGAGTATCTTTCTTGAACGCTAAACTAAATTCAAACGCTCCGTCATCAGGGATACCCATTGGGAATGAAGTAATTTTTGCATTGTGGTAAGTAAATACTTCCGCAGTTCCATCACTTCTATAACGAGTGATTGTAACTTTTGCTCTCTTATTCTTTAAGCTATCGTTGTTTGCTACATAGTGTTGCAATACATCAACAGTCATTGGATAAGAAATCTTTAATGTTTTACCTACTAAGTTTTTGTTGAAGTAAATCTTTGAACCTTCAATATCTAAACTTGGATTGATTTTACTGTTCAATACTTGGTATTGAGACTCATCTAAGTTAGCCAACAATGGAGTGTTGATTCGGTTCAATGTAGAATCTGTAATATTGCATTGGTCACTCAATGCTGCATAGATAAATCCACATTCTTCAACAAAGTGGTCTGCAATATGGATTGAACCATATTCAGGATGTTCTTTATCTGCTTCAATAACCGCTTCCTGAGTACGCATCATAAAGCCTTGGGATTTATCTCCCTTGCCAATGAATGGGTTCATAGTTAAGTAGTTAGATGTTAATTGAGTACCTGTAAATGAACGCTCAATAGAAGCAGAATCATCATCATAAGAATCATCAAAGCAACTTGTATCTACAGGGTCTACAGTATCGTCACCATCAAATCCTGATAAGCAACTTACTTTAATATCATTGTTAGAATCTAAGTCTGCAAATTCTTCAAAGAATGAAATTGAAGAAATACCAACCAAGATACTATCTGCTGATTTGTCTGTTAATGCTACTTCAATGCTTAAACGGACACCTGATGTACTTGCTTCCCATCCTTTTCCACTTGTTTTTGTTGGAACAGTAGATAGGTCAATCTGTACAGGGTAGAATCCTTCTTTATCTGCTTTTAAAGTGCTTGTATATTCATCTGCATTAGCCATTTCATGATCTAAAACATCTGAAATCTTTGTTGTGATTGTGTAAGTACCTGCTTGAGGAACATTTACGTAGTAGTAAACAACACCTGCTGCAAAGTCTAATGCATTTTTCAATGCTTTAAATACTGCACCGCTTGTGTGTACTTTGTTTCCGTCTGCGCCTTCTGCATCAGTTTCTTTAGAAGTAATGAACAATGTACCTGTATTCTTACATCCAAATGATTCACAAACGTTGATTAAATCAGGTGCAATAGTACGTGATGTATAAGCACTAGAAGTACCTGTAATCTTTTCAAATTTACGAGTATTGATTTTTAAACAAGAATCAATATCACTCATGATAGTAATATCAATTTCTTGAGTTTTAGTTAATTTAGAGACACTTAATTTGTCACTAATGATTTTGTTAATGTTGCAGTTAGACATTATTTTTGCCCTCCCATTGTAGCTTTTAGTACACGCTCCATAGCACGCTCCGCTTTAGCACCGCCTAATTGATTTAAAGCGTTTAATTTGCGTGAAACAAATGCTTGAACATCTACTTTCTGTTCAGGAGTCTTTTTAGCTTTTACAACTTTTTCTTCCATTTTTAATCTCCTTTATTTAACTTTTGCATCAAATCTAGATACCGCTCTAGCAACAAAATCATTTGCCTTTCTAGGTGGCATCTTAATTTTGTGTGCAAAGTGTTTCTTTCCCATTTCGTCTACCCAAACGAATGGCCTTCCGTTTTTACGCACTAACGTATAAACTCGTTTAGTTCCATTCTGTACCATTGGGGAGTAATCAACGTGAGAAGGGTTTCTAGAATCTTTTTCTAGTTTGTCTGCATCTACTCCGATTAGATATTCGGTATTAGATACTTTTTCCTTCGTGATTGAATCCTTTAAAGCACCTGGCCTATATTCATTCCATGGCATACTTGTCATTTCTTGAGCATAGAATCTACTCCCTCTTGGAGCTTCATCTCGCATAGTTTCTTCTAATTCACTAGCCAATCCTTCAAAATCTTCTTCACACGCTTCTATAACATCTTCTAAGAGACCTTTTAGCATTTCCTACACCTCGATAAAGGGGTAATAAAGTTTGCCTCCATAGACGTATTTAAAGCCTTTTAGGAATACACCATCTTCATACGATACTTCCTCAACTTTGTTCATAAGGAAGATTTTTACTAGGCCACTAGGCAAACACATACGTTTTGAATACTCATAAGATGTGTTTGATTTGGCTTTCGCACCGCATACAGGGCATCCGTTTTTCTTTGTGGAACTTTTCATTCCAATATATTTAATTCTCATACTACTGCACCAACCCATGTGTCTTTTGAATTACATACTGATAAGATACCTAACTGCTCTGAATACGCTTTTGTGATATGTTCACGAACATACACACTAATTGAAATCTGAGCATCAGAATTTTCTTCTGAAATAAGAACATCACTACCATCTGTTTCTTCACACGTGCTACAACCGCATTCACATCTGTTCATTGCGATAACGAATTGTAGGAAGTCGCAGAATACAGGCAATAGGCATTCTGGTATCGTTTCATATCCAGCTACATAACTGACAACGATCTTAGACAATTCATCACATCCACAATTGCACACATCTTTGTAGTCGATATTAGATAAATCAACGTACACGATACTGTCGTATGGGTTATAAGAAAAATCTTTATCAACTTCTAGTTTGTGAGTAGTAAATGTAATTCTTTCTCTAGTGATAACAGATACTTCAATCGTTGTTGGGTCAATCATTGGATAGAATAGCGGTATACGTACAATTCCTGAATCGCAACCGCATTTCTTAAATTCACCAACATCAAAGACTTCCTCTCTTTGAGATGAGAGGAAAGTCTCACAAGGATGGTTTTTCCAACAAGTGATGGTACTAATTAAATCAATTAGTTCTCCAACATTCTTTTCAAGCTTATCTGCTTCTAAATCGCTTTCCTTTATGCACGAACAATAGTTTTTCAATTGTTCGATAATTTTTTCGTACATTATTCACCAATGTTGATTGGTACGATAGTTGTTGGTTTCAATACAAGGTCTAATCCGTTTAATGTATCTCCTAATGTAGCTGCTGACATTGGAATACCTTGGATTACCATTAATCGGTTTGCATCTGTTCCAAATGCACATCCAAAGTTGTAGTAGTAATCACATTGAGTACCGCAACCTTCTGATGGAGTATCTGTAGCACCGAATGTATGGCGTTGGAATTTTTCAGATGGTTGGAAAGTAGTTCCCATTACCAAACCTACTGTATTTCCTTCTAATACCCATACATCACCTGTACCTTTTGTAATGTCACATGGAACTAATTTATCTGCGATAAATCCATGTCCTTTAAATGTGACTTCTCCAGTTTCTTTGTTACGAGTCCATCCATCAGGATATTCTCCGTTGAATTTACCTGGAACGATAACAGATTTAATACCTTCAAGTACTAATGGGTGACAAGCGAATTTGTAATCGCCATCTCCTAATGCTGCTAAACGTAGTGCAACTGAATCAAATGCAGATAATACGTTTGTACCTACGATTTTGATAACTGCTTTATCTTCCATTACTTCCAATAATCCATGGAATGGTTTCAACGTAGCAGTACCTGTAGCCATTGTTCCTAAGATTACGTTAATAGCAGTGAAGTATGCCATTGAAATTAAATCCATACGTTTCTGAGCTTCTTTAATAGTTTCTCCTTCACGTTGGAAGTAGCAAACCATGTCATTAGCTTTGATTTTACGTGTTTCATTTACTAAGCTATCCATAATAGGTTCGCAACTCTTTAAACACAACAATGCCAATGGAGCATTGCTACCACACTTAGCTAAATCTAATGGAACCCAGCAACATTCACCTTGTGTTGATTTAGGTTCTGTTGTTCCGTATGTAAATGGCAACTGAATATAGAATTTGCCATCTTCTTTTTTTGTAACGCTCCATGCTCCTCGGTTCATAGCACCTTGCATCTTACGTGAAGCTGGTGTGTTCATTAACCAAGAAACTAATGGGAACACGTTTTGGAATGGATTGGCTGGTGAGTTATCTGAATAATCAGTACCGATACCAACTGTTCCTACATTTGATTCAGAAGCATTTGCTGCTAAATTCTGTCTTGCTTTTTCATAATCAATATAAGCTCTTGAGAATGATGTTAAATCCTCGATATTAGAACTTAGACGTTCTACCATTCCTGGTGTAACTGCCATTTTTTCTAATAATGTGTTATCAGGATTTGTAAATAATAAATCTAACATGGTTTACCTCCTATCCCCACATATCTCCGCTAACTTTAGAAGTTGAAGCTAATTTTTCTTCTTTCTTTTCTTTATCGTTAGCTTGTCCTGAGATCAAACTAGACAATCTGTCTAATGTGCTTTCTGCTTTCTTTTCAAATTCTGTTTTTTCTTTCTTAGAACTTTTTAATTTTTCTTTTAATTCTGCATTTTCTGTTTCTAATGCTTCAACTTTTGCACTTAAAGTCTCAAAAGCATCCATGAATTTGTTGATTTTTTCCATGTCATCCTTAGACATTTCAACAGTTTCTAATGTTTCTTCACCTTTTTTAGCTTCTTCTTTGTTTTCTGTTCCTTCTTCTTTACTTTCATGTTCTTTTTCTTCTTTAGAAGGTTCTTTTTCTTCTTTTTCTTCCTCTTTGTTTTCTAAAGCTTCGTTCTTCTTTTCTTCTTTATTTTCAGAACTCAACTTTAAAATCTTTTCCCATAGGTTCATTTCTGAGTCTCCTTTACTGTTTAAATTTTCGCCTGTACTGTTTACATTGGCTGGATTTGCAACAACTGAGAAACCAGCAATCTCGATTTCGTTGTAGAATGGTGCATTAAATTTGAATGACGATTCAAAATCGAGTGTTCCTCTCAGTTCTGCACTAATACTCAATGGTATTTCTTGTTTCAATAAATCTTGCACTATGTGCAATTCCCTATTTAGTTTGACGTTTACATCAAGACCTTTTCTTCCATCCCCAATATCGACAACTGTTAAATCATCTTTAGTCCATGTACCTAAGTTTAAAGGGAGTGATGTAATGTCAATGTGAGCTAAGTTGATATATCCTACATAGTCAGAACTCAAGCTATCGTAGAACGCTTGTACTGTCCCTTTTTTGATGTATAGGCGAATATCATCTCCACCCTCATATGTTATTGCCCCCTCGTCAATAAGACGTGTAGGCTTGTTTTCTACGTACCCTGAGGATAGGTTCACACTGACATAATGGTTTTCTTTATCTACACTCGATAAAGTGATTGCATTGTCGTAAAATGCTTTTCCTTTTTTTCTACGATCAAGGCTATCTTTAATGCTTGCTACATATGTTGGAACTCTTTTCTTTTGTGGCATTATTTCTTAGTCTCCGTTTCTACTACGATTACGGGCTTATAGAATAATTTCTGAATCCTTCCACCACATGAATTACACTTCTTGACTTCGTATGGAATCTTTGCTCCTTTTAAGATTTCTTCCATTGTGGAATCATATCTTTTTTGAATAGTTTTGTTTCTAAGCGCTTCTAACAAAACTTTATCTTCGGGAATCTTGTATTTCTTCTTAGGTTCTAGAACTACATATCCGTATAGCAAAGTACCGCTATCTAATTTTGAATAAACGTCAATTTGCGTTTTTTCTTCGATAACATCAAGAAGTTTCAAATACTGTTTTGCGTTCTTTGCTGCTTCTTCCAATGCGAACTCATGTCTACCATTTTGCTTTAAGAAAGTATTTCTTTCTTCTAGGGAATCGAACCAAGTAACACCGTTAATAGTTTGTACGTTGTTTTGCATGGTCTCTCCTTCTAAGCATCATGGCATTGATCGTCTGTATACTTTGTTTCTGTTTGTTCTGAGCGTTCTACTTTTGCTACATTGCAGAATAAGAATGAAGTATAAGTTGTTACTGTTTTTTGATTAGGTGTTTCACCTGTTGTCGTAATAACTGGCCATTCAAATCCAATAGCTCCGTCTTGGTCATTCAATTTGTTATGCCAAGCAGTGTTAAAAGCAGTTGCATCTTTTCCTGTTAAAGTGATAGGGTCTCCGTACCCTTCTTTAAAAGTGATTTTTACAGTGAAACTACGTTTAATTGACATTTATGTATCTCCTTTCGTTAATTTGCATATAAAAAGGCAATACCTCGAAATATGCAAAAATCTATATAGACAGTGAAAACTGTTTATACCTTTTGTTTATTTCCAAATATTGCCTTGTTTTTTCTACTTTTTTACTTCTAATTAAAACTCTAATGTATCTTCTACTTGTTTTGTTGGGTTATTACCAATCAATTTAAGAATCTTGACCATTGATTCTTTATTCAATTTGCCTTTGAACTCATTGATAAAGTCTGTGTCTGAAATATTTCTTTGACCAATTAAGAATAAATCGGCATTTCCTTTTGAATCTTTCTTAGCTCCAATCTGATATACAGGAATTGTAGTTGTATATACACGTCCACTAGCCTGTTCTTTGCAAGCTCTGTAGTCTGTTACGACTTCGTAATATACATCTTTAACAGTTTCTTCCTTCTTTGTTTTTTCATTGGCAACAGTTTTTACGATTTCTACTTTTCTGTATCTGTTCTCAAAGAAAGAAGTTGGAACTGCGATTGCATTGGCTTTTGTTTCCAAATACCCAAGTCCATCAGGTCGCATAGGTCTTTCACCAAATTCAACCTCTTTACCTTGGATTTTTTCTTTTACCAATCCAATTTTGTTGATTCTCTGTGCATCTTCAAATGAATATAACGGAGTCCCATTCAAACTTCCTAGGGGTGTTACCTCATTTTCAGATAAGATACTTTTTAAAATATCCATTTCCATTTTATTTTCTCCTCTCGCTATAGCGTTTTTTCGATAGAATCCATCATTCTAGTAACTGATTCCATCATGTAATTCTTTGTGCTCTTGTCTAACGCTTCTGCTCCGTTGACAATAGCACCTACGATTTGAGTAACTGACAATGCCAATTTATATGTCTTTGCAGACTTGTCTTGTTGTTCTTTCAATTCGTATTTATCAAAATAAACCTTTGGCACACCTAATTTCTCACTTAACATAGGAGAAATCTGAGTGGCGAACCTTTCTCGCATTGGTACGATTGTATTTGTCATGGCATTATCTATGATTCTTTCCATAGATACGTTTCCTGATACATCCCCTAAACCAATTAATTCAGGAGTAAGACCGAAACACTGACAAATAATAGAACCTTCCTTCATTTGAAGGTATTCTAAGAACTCCGTACCTTTTGTAACACGAGGCAAGTGATCCATTTTTTCAAAAATAGAACTTGCAAGGATTACATTGTCTGATTTTGAATTTCTGATTTCCTGGCCTAAACGTTTAGCTTCAATTCTTGCTTTGTCGGCTCTGTCTGCTTTAGAACTTGATGATTCGTCTAGAACTTGGGAAGCCGATAAATCAATCGTATCTCCCTTGGCAAATCCGTCTTTTAGCCAAAAAATCAAACGTCCTGGGCCATCATACTGAATATCGTAGTTCAAACGCTCGTAAACCGCACCTAATAGTTTTAGACGTTGTTTATCACGTAATAAACAAGATAATCCGTTCTCATGGTCTGTTCCGTTTCTCAAATTGCAGAAATTATCAGGAATCTCTACAATGATTGTTCCGTCTTTGGACATTAATTTGCCTGTTTTAAGGAATAACGCTTCGTCAAAGTCGATTTCATTTGTTCCTAATGAGATAGGTTCTTTATCGTCTGCCGACATAGCATAACAGATAGGAACTCTAAAACCTTTATATTCATCATCTTCACGCATGATAGAAACATAGTTGCGATAATTCTCTGTAACAATTCCTTTATCTTCGTCTAACCAACGAATACCACACTTTCCGTACAATAAAGACTGCGTAATAGCATTTTGAAGTACGGAATAGTTTGTAATACCTTGTACATTGTGCTTGTAAAGGAATGGTATTAGAACATCTTTGTCTAAATTCTCGTCACCCGTTGTGATGCCGTTTGAGAATATAAAGTCTATAACCTTGCCGATAACGTAAGGTAGCGTTGGTAGATTGTCTATCATCCAATCAATCTCATCAAACTGATTCTTAAAGTTTGTCTTTACAAATCCGTTGATGCACTCTGAATTGCAGTTCAACATAGCTTCTATTACCTTTTCGGCTTCGGTTTCTGCATTAGAACTGTGAATATTGTGCGAAATGTTAGGTGACACATAGGTATTGGATGCTAGTTTAACTCTATCCTTTTGTCTTTTCTTTGTTCTTCGACTCAAATTAGCACCTCCTAATCGTTCTCTGCATACGCAAGTATTTCACTGCTTAGATTATACATTAAACAACTGCGGACAGAAAGTACCGAGGAATCTAGGGCATCAGGAGAGTGTCCTAAGCGTTGTTTTATCTCTTCTTTAGGAATAATGGCTATCTTCTTATTGTTCTTCGATACAGTCCTTGTAGCAAGCAATTCAGGCTTCAATCTTTTGGCAACTTCCGTTGTGAAAGTCAATTTCTTACTATCCATTAGCTGCTGAAAGTCTAAATACATTTCCGCTCTTAGATTAAATGCATATACTGCACTGTAATGTCTTGCCTTGATACGTGTTTTTGTTGGCCCTCCTTGGAAATTGACACCATCAAGGATAAATCCTAGCTTATCCGAGTATTTTGACAATCCTTCGGTCAACCAAGTACCGAAACCAACGTCAACGCAAACATATTTGATGTTTAATGTCTCGATAATCTTAACAATCTTGGTAATAATCTTCTCGGATGTGACTCCTTGTACCCAAATACCATCTTTTAGATTGTAAATCGTCTCGATTTTACAGTTTCCGTATCTATTTTGAGAGCATAAAGCGACATCTATTCCATCTTTTCCTGTATAAGCCGAGTCAATACCTAAGAAAAAACGCTTTTTATAGGAACTATCGGCTTTATCATCATCTAAAGTCATGGTTTTGAACATACTTTCGTCTGAAAATTCCTCTAATTCGCATACTAAATAACGTTGGCAAGTACTTCTATTCTTGTAAAAATGAGAATTTAGTATCTGAGATGCACTTTTCATACGATCTTCTTCGTAAGCAGTACGGACATCCATCCAAACAACCAATGTTCCTTCGGGATATTTGTCGTTTGTCATACAATCGTAAAATTCACCTCGTTTGTGGGGGTTGGAAATAGCAATTTCAAGCTCTTTTGAACCGTCAACACTTGAAAATTCCCTTCGTCCTATCTCGGCATACGCATCTTCACTGACTTGGGCTGCTTCGTCAATAATATAATCTCCGCCCTTACCGATAGCGTTGTTGTTTTTCTTCGGGTCTACACTGTTTCCACCTAATGTTACGATTTCTACACATCCTCCACCCTTGAAGGAAATCTTAGTTTTGGAAGTAGAAGTCTGTAACTTTTCAATCTTGTTTCCTGAATCTAATACAGAACTCTGAATAGACTCGTCTGCATTTTGTAAATGTCCGATAACTTTGGACATGATGATAGTAGCAGTTTCTCCTGTTGCGGCCGCAATTCGTACTTGATGTCCTTTATACGCACGATAAATAGCAATCATTCCTAAAGTCCAGCTTTTCCCATACTGAGAAGTAGTGATTGCATAGATTGTATCGTACCCCTCTACAACCGCACCGAACAACATAGCTTGCGTAAAGTGAAGATTGACTTGAAAATACGTTAAAGCCTCTCTTGCACCGATAACCGCAAGTCTAAAAGCCTCTTGTCTAGAAATATTTAGTCGTTTGTAATGTTCGGGGATATATCCTCTCGTCCAATTCTTCAATTTATACTTCGGGGTAGCTCCCTTCAACAATCTAACAACTTCTTCTTGGCTCTTATTAATAGCTTTAGCTTCCTTTAAGTCCTCTACATCCTTAAAATACTGTTCCGTAACACTAAGAGTCTGTTTCTTCACTGTTTTCGTCCTCCTCGTGTTCTATTACTTCGGCATCTAAAAATTCACTTCCCATGTTGATTCCTAATATATCGTTGATTCTTTCCTCCGCAATTGCTCTTTTCTGCTCAACAGTAATATTATTTACACTTCCAACATTTAAAATATTGCTCTTTCCGATGCCATCCATTCTATTTAGCTCTTTTAAGCATCCTAATCTGTCTTTCATGTCCTTTTCTTCGTCTTGAATGTTATCACTAAGCCATTGTCTACGTTGCTCTACTGTCATAACACTCCTTTGATCTCTCTTTTTTACCCTCTCATGTATGACATTCCTAAATAAAGGACTGTTTAATATCTTATATCCCTTGTTATAAGCACTCTTATCGCTTAAATCAGGACGAATCTTTTGCATGGACTTCGTAATATTCCCACTCTTTGAATACTCGTCAAAGAATCTCTTAGCTTCATCCTCACGCTTTAATTCTGAAACACTCTTTGCCCTTGGCATTTTCTCATCCTCTCTTTCTCTACCTCCCTACATTATAAATGATTTCTATGTGGACGTTTTTACCACTCATCTACTACTATCTTACCCCTCGCAAAAATACTTGAACTCATTTTTTTCAAAACTCGATTTTTCGTTTTCCTAAAAATTTTATCTAAAAAAGGGGGTGGTTTTATAATTGATATTAGTTTTTTATTTGATTAGCACTCTGTTATATTAAGTGCTAGGTGTAAAAAATGTGGTTTGGTCGAGAGGGAAGGCATGGGGTGTGTATGGTCGTAAATTCCTGTTGCGTTTTTCAAACCAGACCACAGCCGCATATATATTTATGTCTTTATTTCATAAACAATTTATTTAATGATCATGTAAATAGTTTTAGTAGCAAGAAGAAAAAAGCAAGAAGAAAAAGACAATAAAAAAGCTAGTTAAAAGCTTAAAGTTTTAACTAGCAAAGCAAATAAATAATAATAAATAATGCAATAAATAATATAATAATCAATAACCAGTATTTATATATGAACGCAACAAGTAGAATAAATACAAGTATAGTTGTTAATTGATCAATCATTTAGCATCCTTTCAAATTCATTTAATTTATTAATATGATAATTCATTCTATTTTTTTCTTTTTTAGTCATTCTCTACACCTCCAACGTTTTTTTTCTTTTCATGTATTTCATGCACGCATTACATACATTTTTTTCATTCAATGCACCACATTCACATAGATATTTATTTTTAATGCAGTAAATTTTTTGAGCATTTACTTTTTCTATTTTTAACATTTAAGCAGCTCCCCTAGCCATATATTAATGGTAGTACTATGTTTGATAGGCCTAGAAATAATCCTATCAGTCAATTTTAATACTAGTCAATACATAATCCCAACTAGTACCATAATGAGTTACACCCCATAAATACATATCTAGCGTTTCATTATAATAAACAACTTCGTTAATATCTCGTAATAATCTAGCACCAAAATCATCTACGATAAACCATTGAAATACTTCTTGATATTCATTTTGTTCACTTTCAAGTTCTTCTATTTGTTCATTTATTTTATTTATTTCATTTTCGATAATTTGCGATGGGTTGTTTTCGTTTTCTTCTTCTAACTCGTCTCTTTTTTCTTCCAACTCTTCTATCTCGTCCGTGTTGTCGATAATTCCACTCACTTGCTCCCATGAGCCAATGTCATATGTCAAGTTCATGATGTCGTTGTTTAATACGGCATCGAAAGCCTTTGCAAGTGTAGCATAATCAACATAACCGTGTTCCATTCCATAATTACTAATAGCATTTCCATAATAATATTTTTGTTCTTTTTTCATTTTCTTTTTAGCCCCAATTAAGTTATAATAAGGACGTATATATATTTTTTGGGGCTTAACCTCCATATACTATATTTATATATACGTTTTTTTGGATGATCTTACTTTTTTGCTGTCATCGCTAGAAGTAAGATCTTTTTTTTATGTCTTATTTTTGGTTGTCACCCCTTTTCTTTACACTGTTATTATACCATGATATCGCTATAATTACCACCCCTTTTTAACTTTTTGTTCACGAATCGTGAATATAATAGCGGATATTTTCGTACTACACCATGTTTTTGTCTATGAATCGTGAACAATTTACAAAATACAAAATATACAAAATACAAAATTTTTCGCCGATTACAAAATACAAAATACAAAATTTATTTTTTATATTGACAATTTTTTCTTTTTGGAGCACTTCAAATCCCCTTTAAATAAAGGATATTGTTAATTTTTCGTGAATAAATGTTAATTAAAATAAAAAAGGCAATAAAAAAACCCATCAAACTACATTAGAACTTGATAGGTAAATGAAACTAGTAATAATAGTGTATATATCTTCTTCTTATAGGGTTTGGAGGAGTTCGTGGAGGACGTAGCTCCTTACTTCTTCTTTCCCCCGAAGTCAAAACCCCTCTTTATCTCCCCCGAACCTCTTTCCTATTATATATATGCCGAGGGACTTAGATATATCGCTTTTTCAAAGATCAATCAATTAAAATATGCAGAATTACGTATAATATAGGCTCTGTGTGCTCAATACAGAACCTTTTAAACCATACAATCTTCAAGATATAGAATTAATAAAGAATTTCTAAAGGAGTATGAAATGAAATATCTGCCTATTCATTCCAGTAGTAGTACATGACCACGTGATGACAATTTATGAACCAACCTAAACCAATTTTGTGTAAACATTATGGAACTTATCGTGTTTATTGCGCATATTTGACTGTATGGACGTTTCTATATCTCTGAATTTACTTGTTTTTCTTTCTTTTCCCCCGACCTCTGTTGCGTTCCTAGGCACGTTTCAAGCAAATCCTGTTGCACCTAGGTGGGCTATTGCGATTCGGTCGGCTATTGCGAATGGGGCGGCAGTTTCATTGCACTCATAGGGCGTATTTTCTATTGCACCCTCCCCCCGTCAATTAAATATTGCACTTACACCATTATAATATCCTCAGGTCTCCCCGAGGCACTCAATTCTGAGTAAGTAGAAGTAAAAAATGTCTCGTCAAGGAGTGGCAATATCTGGTCTTTTTTGGGTACTCCTTAACTACACATATTATACCATTTTTCAATGCAGACGTGTTAAAAAAGACGATAAAAAAAGGCTATTTGTTGTTAGTCTCTTTCTTTTCTCTTTCTAAATCCTGTAAGATCAATTGTCTTACATAATTGTTCTTACTATCTAAAGAATCAAGTTTTTCTATGATTGCTGCATCATAAGTTTTATGAAATTTTAGAAGGATTTGTCTGATATGAGCTTTTTCATACTTACTATTTGCTCGCATCTTTGCTTCGCTTGTTTTTGCCATACATCATCCATCCTATTCGCTATACATAAAAGCAAAACTATCACTAATCTTTTCTTTTCTTTCAATGTAACCAATCAAGAAATCCCATTGTCTGAAAGATATTACATCGTCTTTGTAATATCTGCCTACAATTTCTTTTAGTTCTTCTTCACTGATTACATCCATCTTTTCATTTACTTCTTTGCATACCTTTTGTAATTGTTTTAAATTTGTCATATTGTGTTCTCCTTTAAGCACTTTTCTTTACACCCATATATTAGCATATAGCGATATCTTTGTAAACAATTAATTTAATAAATTTTTAAATTCTTTTGCATAATAAAAAAGGCTATAAACATATTTATCGTTTTAAACGTGTTTTTAGCCTTTTCTTTATTTACCCTAACAAACACTCGTTTCAATCTATTTTGCTCGTTAGAATCACTTCTAGACGTGTTTAAATTGATTTTAAGAAGTTTTTCTTCTTTTTCTACGCAAATTGTACTCTTTATCAATCAAAATCTGAAATATCATTGTCCTATCAACTAGATATTCAATTCCATCAGTATTAACTCCAACGATCTTACACCACCAGCGATTGAAAGTATAAGGTTTAGTCAATACAATTTGCACTAATTCAGTTTCATCAAACAACGTTGCCATTGCGACATCCCCTGACTTTAAACCAATATTGCCATGGTAATTAAACCATCCTCCGCAGGTTTCTTTAAAGTGTTCGTATTCTGTATCTCTTTTAGGCATTTAGATAATTCCTATTTGAGTTAATAATGCACATTTTACTTCTTTTGCTTCTTGCCAATCTAATTGCTTTATATGCCACTTAACATTTTCTCTATTGATTGTTAAAATTTGCTCTGCCTTTGCCATTCCGCACTCATGTCCTGTATCAATCATAACGTGACAAGGTAAATCCACTCTTTTTAAATTGCTTGTAATTGGAATTACATTCACTGTTTTACTACCTTTGTTCTGAATGTCGTTTGAAATAACGATACAAGGTCTCCTTTTATAAAGAATTGTATTACTGTATTTTGGCAAGTCACACCAATAAATGTTATTGTTTAGGATTTCCATAATGATAACCTCCTATCCTTCCTAATTTATCCTCTAAATTTCTAGTATGCTGCTGCAATCCGTATATTTTCCTGTCTCTCTCGATTAAAGCCTGTTTAATTAATACCATATCGTCATATGCTTCATATAATCCGTTGTCTTTCAGGGCTTTTTCTACATTTTTAAAACTTGTCTCTACCTGATTCATTGCTATCATCTTCATTCCAATCCATCCCATATACATCATCAATAGAGTCATCCTTTGTATCTTCCTCATCTTTCTCGATTGGAACACGTACAATTTTTGTTCCAATTCTATGAGTGAATAAGATACATACTGCCCAAATTGGATGAACATGAATTACCATGTACGCAGTAAATATCATTACCGCTATGTTATGAATTGCCATACTTAAATACATCATTTTGCTATTTTCTCCTTTATGTATGTAGCTTTCAAATCTTCTACTTCGATTCCTTCTTTACTCCATGCAGCATCCCAAATTTCATTTAATAATTTGTCTACAACATTACATGAATCGCTATTATCAACATCAGGAACACTGATTTTTAGTTCAATAAGTACATCTGTACTTTCCTTGATTAGTTTATTTCGTTTCTTCAAACCCATCATAAGACACCTCCTTATGTAAATACCTGACCTTTTTAACTTCATACTCCGCCTTGCTTAGATCATCAATCAATCTGCCATTTTCAAGCTCCAACTCGTTGATTCGTTCTGAAACAACTAAGGAATAAAGGAGCATTGAAGCTATGCCCCCTATAAACAATCCTGCAAAGAAATAAATCATCCTACCACCTCGCATTTTGCTAGGATGTCTCCAATTAATTCATTATCATCAATGCCTTTAAAATATCCCTTTTCACGCATTTTAAACAAATGTATTTGATTTGCAATTTGATTATACGTTTTAAAATCTTTATGCACACTTAACAAATCATACTCAAATTGAGTTAGCTTATATTTTGCTTCTCGTTTTATTGCAGTTTTTTCTTTGTGTTCCTCATCAATTCTTTGGAATGGTGCCCAAGCAACAATAGATTTGCAAGAAACGAACTCTTCATCATCTTCATCTTTTTCTGAATCATAGAAAGATATAAATTCACCGAATGATTTATGCTCGTCACTGTAATAGCAAACCCCATATTCACCTAAAAAGCATCCATCTTTATACTTTACTAAATACAAATCACTAAACAGTGGTTTTGATTCGCTATACATTTTCCATATGGTCATTTTCTTCTTCTCCTTTTAATAACTGCCCACAAAAAGGACAACGTGGATAATATTTGTTTCCATGATACGTTGGAATAGGCACAACTCCATGCTTGCAAGTTGGACAACATAACATCAAATCTCCGCATGGGCCAAACTCAATATCTATTGGTTTCTTTGGTGTTTCTTTATCAACTAATTCTCTAAGAGTAGCCATTGAATCACATATTTCATTGTCACTAGGTAATGAGCCCAAATCTTTACGTACCATATAATAAGTAAGAGTATCACCGATTGCATTTAATGCTTTTTTGTGTTTATTCATTTTTTTCTCCTTTTTAAAAAACTGCAAGAATCATACTGATAATACTAATCGCCAAAATAAACGATTTAATTGTTTCTTCAAGATTTTTGATGCCTTTAGCGTGGCACAATATAATCACTGATATAGCAATAATATATAAAGCTAAGATAAATAAACTAATCACTGCTTTAATTTGTTTCATATGCCTTTAATTCCTCTTTAAGCTCGTTTGTAGCTTCTTTAACAAACTTTAAATCCATATCATAGTCACTAACTAAATCTGCAATTCTACAGTTTGAATATCCTTGTAATGCACTCTCTAAAGTTGAGTGAAAGGAAATCTGTTTCTTGATTTCCGTTTCTACTCCGTCTTTGCTCTTTTGAATTGCATATTGAATTAGCGTATAGCTTTTTCCATCAGATGTAATTCCGTATCCATTTTTTAATTTAATCATCTTCATCTTCTTCTTTCTCTTTCACTAATTCTTCATATCTATCGAGTATAAATGCATCCATTTCTTGCTTTGTGAAACCTAGTTTTAATAATTCATCTTTATAATACATTCCATAATGAAATGAATTTATATCCAAATAGTACCCTGGTGAAAAGCTATCAACTTCCATCAATTTACATCTGCATTCTAAGATGTATTGCTTATACTGCTCTATTTTTTCAACTAAATCATTTATTTCTTTTTTTGCTTGTGCAACATCTTCACTATGTGATTCTTGTTCCTCTTTTAGCTTTCTTTTTAAATACTCGTTATTAAACTTTAACGTATCATATGTTCCTAGTGGCATTTGAACAAACGCTTCCATTAAAAATCATCCTCCTCATTTGAATCATCATTATTAACATCTTCAATCAATCCAATTGAAATCGCTTTTTTAATAAATTCTTCGTCAGCTTTCTTATTGCAAACGTAAATGTTGAATTCACAATTATAACTTATTGATATTGAATAAATTTCTCTGTCTAATAAATTGTTGGAAATACATTCTTTATTTTTTTTTGGATTAACCGATACGATAAATTTAGATGGTATATATTTTCTTTTTTCATAAACGTTTACTTTAGGCCATTCAATCAATGGAAGCAATTCTATTAGTTTCATAATCCCACCTCATCATCCGCAGGCATTGGAATACATCTATTCTCAAACTTCTTATACGCATCCAAATACCATTCCTTTTTATCGCCGTTGTAAGTTAATTCATAATACATTCCATCATGTAGATCAGTACTCATTAAATACTTCCAATTCTGCAACGTCTTACATTTCCATACAAAATAAGGTTCTGTATCTACATTACTGATACATTTATCCGATTTATCTAAATGTTCCTCTACGTATTTTTTAACAATTCTTTTTGCAATAATATCCATGTTCATATATCTTAAATCTCATTTCCTAGTACCCCTTCGCTAACCTTTCTTTATTGATCTCATTCTTGCGAATATATTCGTTATAAATTTCACCAATCGAATATCCTAAATGCAATCCTAATGTGATTACGTAAGCTAATACGTTATCATCTCGTGTTAAACTGATTACGCAACTAAATGCGTACGCCTGCCCAAATCCTAAATCCGTTTTCAACTTGTTGTAATTCCACTTAATGTCCTCGTCTTGATAACATCCTGTACCAAACTTGATTTCGTACGTCAATGCAAAGTGAACAACATCTATGTATTCCTCAAACACTTTAGCTTCGTCTTTAGGCTCTTGCGTGAACTTCCACCAACACCAATCCGATTTTTGAGCGTGCATCAATTCTCCTAATTCGTCAAACAACGCACTTTCTAATTGGCTTTTAGAAACATAGTCAACATTATGTTTCTTAAAAACTTCCGTATCATATGCTTTCTGTCTTTCAAGCATATCTTTAATTAATTCTGTACTTGTCATTTGTTATCTCCTTTTATAATTCAACATTTTCAATCAATGCTCTTTTTTCAAGAACTGATAAATACAATCCCATGTATTTTTGTTGCTCTCTTAATAATTCAAGTGGGCAATCATGCTTAGTTACTTCTTTGCCTAACATTTCTTCTACTTCAATTTTGTTGCAGAAATTCTTCAATTTCTCATATCTGATTTTTACTTGGCGATATTCTGCTACAAATCTTTCTTTGTAATCGCTTGAACACATTAATTCAATTGTTTCTTTTAATTCCATGTTGTTTTTCTCCTTTTTTTCTTTGATTTTTCTAATCTCAATTGATGCTGGATAAACTTGCAAAGATTTTTGCTTAATTTCAAAAGATTTTTGATTTCTAATCTTATTCCAAACTTCTTTTTCTGAATTAGCTTCTACGGTTTCCGATAATTGAGCGAATATATCCGCTTTAAATAAATATTTTGCCATGCTTTTCTACTCCTTTAAAACAACTGTATTCCTACATTCGATAACATCTTTTCTTTTGCATCTTTGCAAAAGTTCTTTTTAATTTCAAATCCATAACAGCTTCTTTTTAATTCCGCACACGCTCTAAGTGTTGAACCACTGCCAGCTACTGGGTCAATCACTACATCACCCTCATCCGTATAAATCTCAATCAACTGTTTCAACAGATTTACAGGCTTTTGAGTTGGATGAATCTTCGGTATATCTTTTTCATCACGCTTAAATTCAAACCAATCTTTAATCATTTTCCCTGTTCCTTTAATCGGTTTTCCATCTTCTCCAATTTGTCTACCATTTCTAAATTTAGGCAATTTGTCACGCCACAGAACCAAAGCACATTCGGTAGCACCTACAATTCGCATATTTGCTTTAAGCACTTGTGATGATGATTTCTTTACAAAGAACAATGGCTGCGCATGTTTGAAACCAAATTGTTTTGAATACTCTGCAATCTCATTCAACTGTTGCCATGAACAAAATATGATCATGCATGGTGCTTCCCCTTTTTCCTTCGGCTCTTTCTTTAATAATCGAGTACAAAAATTGAAGAAATTATATATCTTAAAATCCTTGTCAGTATCAAAGAACTCACTATTAGCTTTCTTTGATTCTCCATTTTTATTGTCACCCCCCACGTACCAATCACTTCTGCTACCATATGCATTTTTACCAATGTTATACGGTATATCTGCAATAATTAATTGTGCACGTGGGATTTGGTATCTTTTAGCATTTTCAAAGTGATCGTTGAATAATTCAATCTTCACTCGCTTTTGATATTCACTCATTCTTGTTCCTCCCTTTCTATTTTTAAAACAACGTTTCTTGTTCATACTTTTTACCATTGCACGTG